TCTGGGCTTACACCTGGATCATCCTCATTACTAGGATCATCGCCTACAGTTGAATCATCTTCTTCTACGCCATCATTTGGATCTGGATCACCGCTATCGTTACCGCTGTCTCCATCGTCTGGACCAGGGCCTGGACCTACCCCAGTGTCATCTTCATTAGCTGGATCGTCACCAACTGTTGAATCATCTTCCTCAGCACCATCGCCTGGATCTGGATCATTTCCGTCATCATTACCGCTGTCATCATCGCCAGGGCCTGGATCTGGACTGCTTGGTGGATCTGGATCATAACCTGGATCTTCTTCTGGCGGATCATAATTATCATCGCCACTATCATTGCCGCTATCACTATCTCCAGGGCCATCATCTGGTCCTACACCTGGATCACCAGGTCCGCTAGGATCATCACCGACACTGGAGTCATCATCATTTCCATCATCGCCAGGGCCGTCATCTGGTCCTACGCCTGGATCATCTTCGTTAGATGGATCATCACCGACACTGGAGTCATCATCATCATCGCCGCCGCCGCCGCCACCGCCGCCATCATCACCCATTGAGCAGTATAAAGGATTATTCCAGAAATTTATTTGGTCCAATAAGCCCTTTTTTCTGTTTAGTAGGTCTATACCAATATCCAGTTTCAATTCCATGTTCCTTATTAAAATACCGCACAGTGTCTTTCACAATAAATGAGACATGGCCGTATGGCGCTACAAACTCAGCCAGCCATAAATTTTTACCAGATTGCCAGTATTCAGACTGCATAGTTGCGCCGTCTAATAATTTATCCAGCACTTCATTAGACACAAAGGCGTAAGAACAAAAACCCACAAGCTTTTGTTTTTTATTACGCCAGTACCTATATTGTTTCAGTTTTAATGGTGTATCAAAGCTCTTAATCAATAAATTGAATCTAAGTGGCCTATGAAACTTACTATGCTTAACAAGCTCCATAACCTCACCAAAGCTAGGACTTCTTAGTTGCACCACCTAATAACGTCTTGTACGCCACTCCATCTTCTTCACCCAATACGCCTTGAGGTGAAGTCATTATGGTTTTTTTCCTAGAAACTCTTTTAGGATCTTTCATTTTATCCTCTACCTCACTCCTCTTAGTCGGTGCTGGTACAGCTTGCGATGGAGGTGGTGGTGGAGGTGGTGGTGGTGCTGGCCTACTGCCGCCGCCGAATAATCCGCCCATATTACATTGCTCCTATACTATTAAATGGATTATAACTACTATCTGCAATCGCTTGTGGTGGCCGTTCAAACCCTCGGTTTTCCCTTACACCCACAGCAAAATATCTCCAGGCATCAGCCGCATGGCTGGCCCAGTCATGTACTGGACTATTCCTAAATGTCCTTAATCTTTCATTATAAGCTCGGTGATACTGCCTTAATGCTTCTAATCCAGCCTTACAATTTACCTGGTCAAACCAACAACGGCTGAGAATAAGTTGCGCAGCGTGTATGCCATCTTCAACTGGCAGCTTTGGTACAACCCTAAAATTAATTCCCAAATCGTATGAGATCTCACGGCGGCTCTTACCAGAGCCAAGTTCTCTAACCTCAATATCATGCGGCGCATTGTGGCTTCCATAAAAATAGCCTTTACCTGTAAGTATTTTCGCATAGTGCGGTAACCCTTCATTCCTGGCTTCATAAAAATCTATAACATGGATGGCTCTACCAACACTCTGTGTAAACCAAATAGCGGTGCTATCACCTATACCAAGATCCCACCAGGTATCTACTTTTTGCGATTGGTCATAGGGAACATTTCCTATGCGCCCACTTTCCTGGGCAACTTGCAGTTCTTTTCCAAAAATAGCTCCTGGTACATTAGCAACCCAGGAACATTCAAACTCTTGTTCAAACTGGTCCTCGGTCATCATCAACCTGGCAGCTTCTAATTCTTCAGCATCGACTATCTCAGTCTCACTAGCCTTATAAACTTGTGTAAACCAATCCTTATTATTCTGCGCTGCTTCATACAAATCAAAAAAAGCATTGTGACCTCTAGGTGTTCCAATAAAGAACGCCCATCCCTTCCTATCCGATAAAGCTGGCCTTAACACTTCTGGAAATAAACTTTCTGGCATATCAGCCATTTCATCCAGGACAGCTCCATCAAGATATATACCTCGTAAACTATCATAATTCTCAGCACCTAGCAGCTGTATCCTCGATCCATTAGGAAGATCACACCTAAGCTCAGTCTCATGAAACCTAACCATAGGAACTTTACCAGCAAACTGCTTTAGATAATCCCATGCCACAGCTTTCGCTTGCCTATAAGTAGGCGCTATATAAGCGTACCTGGGATTCGTTTTATCATTAAGTATAGCATCCCTCAGTAAATGGTTTATGGCCATCACAGTCTTGCCAAATCGTCTATGGCATACCACAACTCCCCAGCGGTTAGTTGTTAGCTCGTTATGAAGCTTTGCCTGGAGTGGTCTAGGTGAATACGGAATCTCGATGTTCATGGCTTAGACACTCTCCCAAGAGTATAATATACGTATTAAGACAAGCGCCCATGTTTTCGGCCCATACCCACCCTCTTACAGAAAAAATGACCTTATACGAGTTAGGTACTCGTAACTATTTGTAAGCCAAGCAACAAACACATAAGATCCAGTGGCAATAGTCTGTAGAATCTGTGCAATATTTAATTAACAAGTTAATGGCATACCTTGTGTGCGAGATCACTGCCAACACAAGACCATTCACACAGTAAACCTTACACAATCTCCAAGTTGCCATTGGCCCAGGACAAAGTAACCTGGCCATTATTCCCAGCCGTCTTATCTTCTGCCTTATCCCTAACACCTAACGGCTGCATCTGCCTAATATGTTTATCCATATGATCTGCTTCTAATCGTCTACGCTGCACTTCAGCCATTGCCAGCTTAGGATCTTCTGGTAAAGCCATCTTAACCAGGTCAAGTATCTGATCCCTCATTACCTCACACTGCAACGCTCTAGCCTTACGATACATCGAATGAGCATCATCGTTCTCTTGTACCCATCTTAGTACAGTACGCCAGCTAGGTAAGCTCTTAGTGTTGTTACATATCCTGGTTAAGCTTTCACCTTCAGCAATACGCTCACAGATCTTTTCCATCTGCGGTTTTGTAACTCTTATCTTAATAACTTTAGCCATTAATCCAGCTCAAAAAAAAACCTGGTATCTTCTACCAGGCGTTAACTTAACTAATCTTAACAAAAACTCTAATATTTTCAGATCATTTAGTCAAGACCATTGATTAAATTATTTATACCATTGACTTTAAACGTCATAGTAATTATTTTAGACTAAAGGAGTATAACTATGACAGACACAATTAGACTAAACAAAGATGATGCTCTAGCATTACAACAGCGATACCATGAAGCATTAGCAGCTGGTGAGAAACAGTTTGTATTTATGAATAGAGATATACTTACAGACTATGCAAAATACATGATAGAGTACCTCAAAACAAAAGGTTTGCTAGATCAAGAAACTAAGCACTAAAAGGATATGTTATGAAATATAAAGTAATTATCGATGTTGAAGTTGATGAAAAAGAAGCTGAATTATGGTTTTGGGAATGTGCTATGGAATACTTAGCTGATGACGCAAGACATGGAGATGAAACAGCAAAAGATAAGCTTAGTTACGAAAAGTTTAAAGACATCAAAGAAAGATATGAAGAATCTATGATAGATAATTTAAAAGAGGATCTATTAAATTTTCTTAACAATGCTGGCATGAAAAATCAAAAAGTTTGTTTGCATAGAATGTGGAGAGATAAAATTGAAAAATCTTATAAAATTACAATCGATAATACAATCTAACCAAAGCATCTTTATACCTACGCTTCACAATCCTAGGATCATTCAGTCCTAGGATTTTTGCTATCTTAGTCCATTTAGGACCACGATCAGTAAATGCAGCTGAGTGAGCTACCGCCCAGGTAAGCCTTCTATCCTCGTCATCCATCTTTGTTAACGCCAGGTCTATAGCTTTATCTAACCTGGTAATCTGATCTGGACTAGCTTTTAACCTGGTTGGTTCTGTTGTGCTGTAACCATAACCAGACCACTCAGTTACATAATCTGGCCAGTTGACCATCTTTTGCTTTCTAAAAGCACTAGGCAACTTTCTTTCTGTTTCCGCAGCTTCAAAGAATAAATCATTTAACTGCGCTACATCCATTACTTGCGCTCTTTTCTAAGCTTGTCATCCATGTCTCTAAGCCAGTTAAATTTATCAAATATAGGAATGTGTTCCAGATTAATCACTAAATCTTTATAAGCTTCTTCTGAGTATTTTTTTCTTAGCTTAGATAAAACTCGCCTTTGTAACTCATCAATGGGAAACTTTGCGCTACGATC